TCCAAACTTAAGCGTATTTAGTACGCACGAAGTGGGAAAAGGATTTCCAGATATTGTTATCGGTTACAAAGGAATCAACTATCTAATCGAAATTAAAGACGGAAATAAACCACCATCCGCAAGGAAATTAACGGATGCGGAGTTAGATTTTCATTTAAGTTGGAACGGTCAAATAGATACAATAAAAAATTTAGATGAATTATTGCAAATTATATTATAACTTTAATTTGTGAATTGTAACGACATCATAACGCAGTTGTATAACAATGACAAGATAAACGAACTTATCGGTAAAATTCAACCCGCTGAACTTCAGTCGGATTTAAAACAGGAACTGGCAATTGTGTTGCTTGAATACGATTGCAACAAACTAAAAAAAATATCAAAGGAAGGTAATATTATAGGTTTTGCAATGCAGATTATTTGGACTATGGGAACATCAAACCGCAGTCCTTTTTATAACAAATACAGAAAAAACGAAATTGAAAAAGCGTTTAATTACATTGCTAGTCAAAATGGTAATTCGATACCATTACGCACGGTACAAGTTGCGGAGAAAATTTTACAAACAAAACTTGCGGGCAATCCGATGGAGGCGCACGAATCAATAATATTTAATAAATACGTTGAGTTGCGCAGTTGTGTTGATGTAGCAAAGTATTTTGACATCCCAAAAGATCATGTATTTGCAGTTGTAAAGAAAATGAAACACGAATTAAAAAAGGCTATAAATGGATAAATTAATTATTCTTATTGCATCTATATCGTTTAGCTATTACTTTGTAGAAATAGCTGGCATCCCTAAATGGATTAAAAGAAAATTAAACTTTGATAGATTTCAAAGATTAAAACCATTAGATTGTATTAGCTGTTTATCAGTTTGGGTAGCTGTAGCTTTGTTTTTATGTCCTATAATTATTTCTCAATTTATAGCAACAATTTTTTTAACAGGTATCATCGCAAATAAAATCGAATGCAAATACTAGGTATTTCACATCCAAACAGCGGCTGCGGTTATCATCGAGTTTGTCTACCTATGGGTTATATGGACAAAATCGAGGGTATAATATCAAATTACCCTACTGAAGAAATGCTTTCTACTAATTACGATATACTTTTATTCAACAGGATTTCGCTTTGGGATAACAATTTAAACGCTATACGCGAAGCTATTAATTGTAAGATTGTTTGTGATATGGATGACGATTGGATTTTGCCAAGTAACCATTTAAATTACCATCAATATAAAGAAATGGTAGGTCGCATTGAAAACAATCTTTTAATGGCTGATTTAGTTACCTGTACGAATGAGCGTTTAGCCGAGCGAATATATCCATTTAATAAAAGCGTTGAGATATTCCCAAACGCGTTACCATTTGGCGAAGGGCAATTTATTGCTGATAAAAAAGAAAGCGAATTAATAAGAATCTTTTGGGCGGGTGGTTGTACTCACGAACACGATTTACAAATACTACAATATCCTTTACAGCGTTTAGTTGGCAACAAAAAAATTAAAATGGTTTTAGGCGGTTATACAAACGACGATGCAAGCCGACCAATTTGGGATAAAATGCTAAACCATTTTACCGCATCAAAGCGTTTACAATTTGACGCTTACGCTGGAATGAGACCTACTGAATACATGGAGATTTACGAAAATGCCGATATTATGTTAGTGCCTTTGGTGGCAAATGAATGGAGCAAATGCAAATCTAATTTAAAGTTACTTGAAGCATCGGTTAAAAATATTCCTGTAATTTGTTCAAAGGTTGAACCATATTCTATGGATGAAGACGCGCCTGTGTTATGGGTTGAAAAGCAATCGGATTGGTATAAACATATAAATTTTTTAATAAACAATGAAAAAGCGAGAAAAGATTACGGACAAGCACTTGGAGAATGGGGACGAAAAAAATACAACCTTTTCGACATTAACCCCAGACGTCGCTCCGCATTTGAAAGTGTTACAAAAGCATAAACATATATTTGATTTATACGCTCAAACAGGCGAATTGGTTAATTTTAGCGCTGACATACATAATGAAGTAATAGAGGCATATCGTGTTGTTAATCCGCATTATCATTACAATCGCACTTGCCCAGCCTGTGTATGCGATATGTTAAAAGATGTTTATAATTACTATAATTCAACATTATGATACATAAATTATTCTTAAACAACGGTGATAATATCTGCAACAAATGGATTCACTATTTAGACATCTACGAAAAACACTTTGCAAAGTTTGTAGGCAAAAAATTTACAATGTTTGAAATCGGTGTTAGTAAAGGCGGTAGCGTTGAATTGTGGCGCGATTACTTTGGCAAAGATGTTACCATAGTTGGAATTGATATAAACCCAAATTGTAAGCAATACGAAGGCGAACAAATTAACATAGAAATAGGCGATCAGGGGGACTGTATTTTTCTAGCTTCGATTATTGAGAAATACGGGATTCCCGAATTAGTTATTGATGACGGAAGCCATGTCATGCAAGATTTGATTGCGTCCTTTAAATTCTTATATCCCCTTTTAAAATCGGGTAGCGTTTATTTAGCTGAAGATTTACACACCTGTTATATTTCCGAGCCTTACAATGGCAACAATCCAAACACTTTTGTTAATATGGTTAAAAAGCATATCGACGAATTAAGCACAGGAAATCTAAAAATTCAAACCGCAAACAATAATGAGTTGTCCGAATTTTGGCAAACAACTAATTCAATAACTTGTTACGATTCTATTATAGTTTACGAGAAAAGAAAACAGGGACGCAGATATGATTTAAACACAGGTAGCGAAAAACTTTTTAACAATGAATAAATTAGTAGTAAACGTACACGACCGTTTAGAAAACATTAAACTCTGGGTTAATGCTTGGGAACAATCAGAGCAACTCGATTACGAATTAGTAATAATTCAAAATCACCACGAGCCACAACCTGCATTTGAAGAGGTTTGCAAGGGCGTTAAATACATTAGACGTGTTGGCGTTGGTTACGATATCGGCAGTTTTCAGGACATATGTAATGAGCGTTTAGTAGGCTTTAGCAATTATTGGGATAAATTGTTATTCGTCTGCGACGATTGGCTACCAATGAGAAAAACATTTTTAAAAGAGTTTGACGATAAGTACTCAAAAAATACTGTTGTTTGCAATGAAATGAGCAACATAATTAAACCGCATATTAGAACGAGCGGATTTTTAATTGATAAGAATTTAAGTAAAAAATTAAGGTTTGAAGTAGATCCAATTACAACAAAAGACGATTGCTGGAATTTTGAACACCGAACGGCGCACTCATTTTTAGAACAATGCCATCGTAATAATTACGAAGTAAAAACAGTATCGCATATTTGGTGCGCTCCTATTTGGGATAGCGGCCATCACCACCACACAAAACGTATTTTAGAATATCAAACAAACTTTTATGAAGCTATCTAAATTAAAGGGCAACCCTAATAACCCCAGAATAATTAAAGACGATAAGTTTAAAAAGCTTGTTAAATCAATTAATGATTTTCCAAAAATGATGGCTTTACGTCCTATCGTAGTTGATGAAAACTTTATTGTGCAAGGTGGCAATATGCGATTAAAAGCATTGCAGGAAATAGGGTTTAAAGATATACCTGACGAGTGGGTTAAACAGGTTAAAGACCTAAGCGAAGATGAAAAGAAACAATTTATAATTAAAGACAACGTAGGTTTTGGCGAATGGGATTGGGAAGAATTGGCGAATAATTGGGACGCGATGCAATTAACGGAGTGGGGTTTAGATATACCAAACTTTGTAAATGATAGCAATGAATTTGGAACGGAGTTTAGTTTACCTGACGGCGACAAAGCACCGTTTCAACAAATGACTTTTACACTTGCAGATGAACAAGCAACGCAAATAAAAAACGCTATTGAAGAAATTAAGCGTAGTGAAGAATATAAATACGCCGAAACAATGGGCAACGAAAATTCAAATGGTAACGCACTTTATTTAATTATAATGCAATGGGCAGAGCAAAAGAAATAATAGTCAAAGTAATACCGTCAAAGGTTGCAAATGATTTTGTTAAAAAACATCATTATTCAGGTAAGGTCGCTTCAACAGGATTAATTTGTTTTGGGGCTTTTTTAGATAATAAAATAATTGGAGTTGCACAATGGGGCAGACCAATAAATAAATATCTTCATTTGCATATTGTAAACAATACAAAGTGGAATGATTTTTTAGAATTAAATAGATTGGTTTGCATTGATGAAACTCCAAAAAATACTGAAAGCAGATTTATAAAAATTTGTTTAATGCTAATTAAAAAAAATGCGCCACAAGTTAAATGGGTTATGAGTTTTGCAGACGCAACACAATGTGGCGACGGAACTATTTATAGAGCGAGCGGTTTTGTATTGACAAATATAAATGATAGTAAACAACTTTATGAATTACCAAATGGCGAAACTTTACATTTAATGGGATTGCAAGGTGGGCAACACGGCGCTTTGCGTAAAAAAATGCTTGAAAGTGGTTATGGCAACGCAAAGAAGTATATGATTGAAATTTTAAAAGGAAAGCATTAATTGGTAAACAATTAAAGTACATTTATTTAATAGATAAAACTTGTAAAATAACCGTTCCTATTTTACCATTTAGCAAAATAGATGAAATGGGCGCTGGAATGTATAAAGGTAAAAAAATAACCCTACAAGAGCGCAGGGTTACAAAGAGCGACGCAGTCGATTCGAACGCCACCTTTGACTTGGAAAGCCAATGTGCTACCATTACACCAACATCGCAAAACAAAAATAATAAAAGTAATTGAAAAAGCACACTAAAATATATTTTAATTACTTCGGCTACGATGTAACCGATTTCATTCCGTGCGAAATTTGCGGTAAAATGGCAAACGATATCCACCACATACACGCTCGCGGAATGGGTGGCACAAAGAAAGCTGATAACATCGAGAACTTAATGGCGCTTTGTAGAAACTGTCATATTGAGTACGGCGATAAAAAACAACATTTAGATTTTTTAACCCAAATACACAAAGACAAATTCAACTCACGTTAAAACATTACAACATCACAGCCACTATTGATATGCCCAACGATGTATCTTTAGACGAAGTATTTGAACAATTTAACGCTTTGCTTATATCGGCAACGTTTAAACAGGAAACTATAAACCAATGGATTATAGAGAAAGCCGATGAATTAAACCGCGATTAAAAACTGCGATAAATCTGTGCAATATGCCAAATGAAAAAAATTTAAAACCTTTTAAAAAAGGTTACGACGAAAGAAGAAATTTACAAGGACGTAAACATAAATTCATTACGCTTTTGAAAAACGATGGCTACTCAGTTAGTCAAGTAAATGATACAATCAAAGTAATGATGGCAATGACATTAACCGAATTAGGCGAAGTTTTTAAGAATCCAGAGTGTACCGTATTGGAAAAAACAATTGCTAACGCCTTGCGTAAATCACTTGAGAAGGGTAGTTTATATTCGCTTGACACATTATGGACGCGACTATTTGGCAAGCCAAAAGAAACGAGCGCAGTAACTACAGATGGCAAAATAGAGTTTATTGTTACTAAAGGAAAAACAATTTTATAATGTGGCGAGTATATCTATTTGAATTTATTGTTGTAGTTTTAGTATCAGTTTTATGGGCGCATTTATTAACTAAAAATAATGACGATGAAAATAATTAAAAATTTATTCGGGATGGCATTGTTAGTGGGTTTTATTAACCCTGTATTTTTCCCCGACAATCAATATTGGTTTCAAGGCTTTGCGGGTTTACTTGCTTCGTTTATTGGTAGTGGGTTAATTTATGGTTTTGAAGGATACAAAGTAAACCCAAAGAAAATCGGGAATGCCGAAGCAATGCCTGTAATCAACCAAGTTTGGATGATGTTCTTTATTGGGGCTGTTGCTAATTTATTATGGGCTACACTTTATGTTTAAAATAATAGTTATTCTTATTGCCTATGAGTCCGTTAAATGGGCAATAAGAAAGCTATTTGTCAAGATTGTAAATAACGATTAAAGTAAGCACAAAAACTGACAAATAAACAATAAAAGTAAACCTATAACCTTATTAAATTATCATATTGTTGACGTCAACAAAATGGTTAGAACCGTTACAAATTTCAACATGTCGGAAAAACCGACAAGTCACACTTAAACCTAAAAAAGATTAATTATGCCAATAGATAAACAATACCATTTTATAGCTGGGTTTCTAATATTTTTAATTGCTCAATTATTTGTATCGGATTTGTGGGCAATGGTTGTAGTTATTGCAATTGGAACTTTAAAAGAAGTTTGCGATTATGTAAGCAAAAAAGGCACTCCAGATATAAACGATTTATTGTTTACTATCTACGGCGCTTTGCCTATTTTTGTAATAAAACTATTACTTGCAAATTCCAATTCCTGAACTTCATTTTAATCAACAAAAGATATTTGACTGCAAATCGCGGTTTCGTGTTGTTATGTGTGGGCGAAGGTTTGGCAAATCGGAACTCGCACAACTTGAAATAATCTTTGAGGCGATTAAAGGGAATAGCGTTGCGTACATTACACCTACATACCAACTAGCAAAGACCTTTTTTAACAAGCTAATCAAAACAATACCATTCGAAAATAACAAATCCGATTTAACAATATCATTTCCCAACGATGGCAATGTAATGTTTTTTACAGGCGAAAGGCTGGATAATTTAAGAGGGCGTAAATTCCATTTAGTCATTATAGACGAGGCTTCATTTATTCCAAATTTAGAGGATGGATGGCTAAACTCAATTCGACCTACCTTAACCGATTATAAAGGGCGTGCGTTATTTGTATCAACTCCCAAAGGTAAAAACTACTTTTACTCATTGTTTATGAAATCGGACGGCAACGATTGGCAATCATTCAAATTTAGCACATACGATAACCCATACATTGACCGCACGGAAATAGACGATGCGCGAACGCAATTGCCATCCGCAGTATTTGAGCAAGAGTACATGGCAAACGCTATGGAAAACGCAAGCAATCCTTTTGGCAATCAACACATTATTGATTGCATCCGACCATTGAGCGTTTTACCTGTAGCGTATTATGGAATTGATTTGGCAAAGTCCTTTGATTATACGGTTATTATTGGACTCGATGCAAACGGACACGTTGCACATTATGATAGATTCCAAAAAGATTGGGCGCAAACTAAAGAAACGATTTTAAGGCTCGATAAAAGCAAACCCGTTGTTATAGATAGCACAGGCGTAGGCGATGCAATAACCGAAGATTTACAACGCCATTTTAACGCTATGCACGGTTTTAAATATACATCGTCAAGCAAACAGCAATTAATGGAGGCGCTTGCTTCATCTATTCACAAACGCGAGATATTTTATCCCGATAACGAAATCAAAAGCGAGTTGGAAATATTTGAATATCAATACACGGCAACAGGCGTTCGATATAACGCGCCAACAGGATTTCACGACGATTGCGTTAATGCTTTGGCTTTGGCTAATAAATGCAAAAACAATTATAAACACGCTGGAGTTTACCGCTTCATCTAATTTTCTAAAAAAAATCT